CGTTCTTATTTGGAGTGTCGTATTTTTGTAAAACAGCATAAAGGATTAGGTCTTCAGAGAAGTCCACACCCTTCATTTCCTGTATAATTTTTTTGTTATCTTCTGGAGATACGTGTCCTGCGTCGTATTCTATTAAAATTCCTGTTCCAATTTCTTTTGGTCCTAATATCTTCATTTATAGATTTTATTACTATAAATACATCGATATCCCTATTATTTTTTAGATTTATGAAAATTGAATAGTTTTTTATCCGAAAGACCTTCCCCAACCACTGAATATAAAATATCTTTAACGTTATTTCTAACATCTTTTGATTTTACATCAAATTGTTTATCAACGTACAACGTAATTTCTAAATTCATAAAAGATCTTTTTTCCAACTTAATACCTTTTGTACGAATGTCTAAATCAACAATACATTGTTGTTTAAAATAAGGATTTTTTTGGTTATAAATTATTTCTTTAACTTTACGTCTTGATTTATGAATCAAATGATCAAAATCATCAGTTTCATTTTCAGGTTGAACCCAAGAGTTTAATTTTAAATAAATGGTTTTAAGATTTTTAAAATCTACGGTACCATAACCAATCTTTACATCATTGTAAGTCCCTAATGGGATATACTTACCTGTTTTCATTAATCATTCATATTATTTTATTTTATGGTGTTAATAAAAAATAAGTAAAATAATTGGGAATACCAAAAATATTTTTATATATTTGTAATATACTTATTATATATGATTATTATAGATTTATCTAAAGAAAAAAGTATTGAAACTGCACTTAGAACTTATAAACATAAAGTTCAAAAAGTTAAACAAGTTCAAGAATTAAGGGATAGACAAGTATTTGTGAAACCTTCAGTTAAGAAAAGAACTCAAAAATTAAAAGCGGTTTACTTACAACAAAAAAGAAATGGACTTAGTTAAGTCCATTTTTTAATTCGTTTAATCTGTAATAGTTATATCTTGATGGATACATTTGAGAAACCTCATCTTTTACAGCTTTTAACTTAGTGGATAAATCCGTATCGTTTGATTCACTTAAAAGTGTTGATACTTGACTAATAATAGATTCCTGTAATTCACTTGTTTTAGTAATTAAATCTTCGTAAGGAATAGACAGAATATTTTTTAATTCTTCTTTTTGTGATTCCGATAATGTATTGGAATATAATACGTTAAAATTGTTTGCCAAAACTGCATTTAATAAAGTTTCATTAGGAACTAAAGTAGTTTCTTTTGATTCTGTAATTTCTTTTTTAGTTGTTAAATGTTCAACTAATTTCTTCTTAGCAATAACTTTCTTTTCAATATTTGATAATGAATCTTTTTCAGATAAAATATCTAAAGACTCATATAAATCATTTGTTGTTACTTCTTCATCACCCAATCTTTTGTTTAAAGATTCACAAAACATATTTAAATTACTCCAATTTCCTATTGGTTCACCAAAATATGTGCTTAAACCTTCAACATATAATTTTGCGGTTTCTTTATCTGAAATAGTTTTACCTTCAATTTCTTCATAAAACAAATACATTTCTTTGAAATCTTTGTTTTCTTTAATTGTTGTTAAAATATTTTTGATCTCCGCTTTATTTTCATTTGCGTATGATTCAGTTAATTTATTTAATAATTTGGTTTTAATAACCCCGAATTTGTTCATTTTTAATCGTTTAAGATATCATTTATTTTAGTCTCTATTTCATAAATATTCTGTTGAGCTCTTTCCATGTCAAATAGAATATTAAAATCTTCTTTTTCTTCACCTAACATACTTAAAATCTTTGATTTTTTAGATTTTCTTTGTAATGTTGATTCACTTAAAGGTTCTTCACCACCTCCCGCTGGTGGTGGTGGTGCTCCACCACCCATATCCATTCCTCCACCCATATCCATTCCTCCCTCTGCACCTCCCGAGGCCTCCATTGCTTTTTCTCTGTCTTCTTCAGGAATACCATACTTGGCATCTACCTCATCAAACACACCTGAACGTTTGATTACATTTTGAGTATTTGTTAATTCAAATCCTAATGCACGTTCTAAACGTTGTTGTTGTAAATCTAACATAACTTCAGAATCACTAAACCCAAGGATATTCTTCTTAGCCCATGTATGTGAAACTGGTAAGATACCAACTTGTGATTGGTCAGAAGTCGCATCTTTATAAAGTGTAACCTTTTCTTTCCATTGTTCAATACGTAATAAATCAGATTGTGCAGATGGGTTTGTTAATGATAGTGAAAAATTATTTAATTCATCCTCCATACCTAAAAGGTATAATTGAATTAAAGCTATTTTATTTAATTCTTGAATAACAGACTTTTGTATTCTATTAATTGTTCTTGCAAAACGAATATCCATTAATGCCAAACTCTTACCCTCACCCACAACTTCTTCAAATCCTAAGAAAGCCTTAGGTATACGTAATGCGGCTAACATCTTCTTTTGGATATATTCGATATCAGCAATCTCACCTAAGTTAGCGGCACCTGGTAATGTTTCAATTGGATTGGATTGTGCCGGATCACGAACAGGAATAAAGTAATCTTGATCAACCGCCATTTGATTATATCTCATATCAACTTGACCATTACGTGGATCTGAAATCTGATCTCTCTTAAATTTGTTTGCAACACGTTGTACATAAGATTCAATATCTTTGTCATCCATATTACCTACAAATACTTTGAATACACGTCTTTCAGGTGCTCTCGAAGTTCTATATATTAACATAGCATCTTCGGCAAGTAAAAGTTGTTTCCAAATTCTTCTAATCTTATCTAACATAGAAGTTCCGTAAGGAAGTTTTCTATCATCACCTAATAATCTAAAATGAGCAATTTCCCATGCTTGGAATTCTAAATCTTTGTTTTTCCATTGGAAACGTAATTCTCTCGAAGGAACTTTTAAATCTTTGTTTTGTGTTGTAGTCTTACCGGCGGCCCCTTCTAACCTTTCAATTTCAATATTTGGTAATTGTTGACATCCGACTATACCCTTTTCAGGATCTAACTTTAAATAAACAAAGTTATCTCCGTACTTACAAACACCTCTAGTCCACATTTGTAAGTTAGTATTAACATCTAATCTGTTATTAAAGAGATCTTCTAATATTTCTTTAATTCTATCTGATTCAGAATAGATTGTTAAAATTTGACCCTTTTCTGACATTGTAGTGGACTCTTCGGCGTATATATCTAACGCAGCAGATATTTCAGGAGTAAACTCCATCGCTTCATAATCGTAATAAGCGGCTAATCTATTTGGTTCATAATAAACCGATTGATTATATAGAGATTGGTCTAATTTAGTCCATTTATCTGCGATGTATTGACTCTGTTGAGCCTGTAACATTGCTTTCTCATAATCTTCTCTATTATCTGTTTTTAATAATTCATCTTTACTGAAATTAAATGAAGGTGCCTGTGTTACCTGAGGTTTACCCGGATAACCGAACATTTTTGTTAATTTCTGAAATACAGTTAAATTTTGGTTTGCCATTCTATATAAATACTTTTCTTTATAATATAAACTAAAATAATGATAAACTAAACGTTATCTACGTCTACCACCAAATAACCATGAGTTCTCTTGATATGTTTGTTTACTGACATTCATTGAATTGTCTTGGTAATATAAATTATTATTATCTGTTCCCATTGAACCTATTTGATCGAACGCGGTTCCATATGAATAGAATGATTTACTTGTTTCATATGATCTTTCAGTCATGGTCCAAGAATCTAACATAGCTTTGTTTGCGTTTTCATTTTTTTGTAATAAATTAAATGAAATGTCGGCAGCATATAATGCCATAGATAATCCCATAATAGCATCGTCATGAGCACCTTTCATGTGATCAGGTCTTCCGTTCATATAAACAAACGTATTAAGTTCATTTAATAATCTTGCGGATCTAACTATAAAACCTTTTCTAAGTTGCTCTTCAAATGCTGCAACAATTTGAGTTCTTTTATTATTGAAATTAAGTCCGGGTATTTTCTCCATA